GAAAGTTCCATTCCGATATAGGAGAGTGATGTGTGAGGTCAAAGGTCGACCCGTGCAGTCTCTTATAAAGGGGGATGAAGTTGATGTTGTGGTAGATTTCAAAGGTGTTTGGAATGTCGGGGATTACTCGGGTTTTTCTTGGATACTCTCGAGCTGTTCGGTGGGATCCTGAGGAAGTTCGATCTGAGTCAAACCACCCTTCTTGAAACCCTCAAAAGTTTGGAGCATACCCTGAAGCCTGAAGACTTCCTGGGTCAACTGCTCGATGTTCATACGAAGCTTCTTAATGTTCTCTTCAACGTCAACGATAGGCATCTTATACTCATTTAAAGTTTATCATCTTTAAATAAGTATGCTTACCCGAACTGGATACCTAGTGAAAGGGGGGCCAATCCCAGAAATTAAAAAGGATCTTACGGTAAGACCCATCGTCAATGGGGACTTTGGATTTCCTCCACCACCTTTCAAAGTTTTCAGACCAACTAAGAATGGAATCTGCGTTCCAAGATTCTACGGAACTTCTAAACTTGGAGAACCCAAAGAGGATCGAAGACCCGAACCCACCCGTATCCGGGCCAAGTTCGCCGGACAACTCCGAGACGCCACACATCAGAACGAAGCAATGGCAGCTGCAATTAAAGCAGGTCATGGTGTCCTTTCTCTACCATGTGGCTTCGGGAAGACGACGGTATCCTTGGCAATAGCCTGTAAGTTGGGATATCGTACGATGATTGTCGTCCATAAGCAGTTTCTAGCGGATCAGTGGCGTGAACGTATCCAACAGTTTTGTCCAGGTGCTACGATCGGTGTCGTTCAACAAAACAAGAAGGAGGTTGACTGTGACTTTGTCATAGCGATGCTTCAGTCATTGTCCCTCAAGGAGTACTCATTCACAGACTTTGACACTGTGGGTACCCTGATTGTTGATGAAGCCCATCACATCTGTGCGAAGGTGTTTAGTCAAAGTCTTTTCAAAATGTGTCCTAAACATATCTTTGGACTTTCGGCAACACCCGAAAGAAAAGATGGTCTCACGAAAGTTCTTCATTGGTTTATGGGTCCAACCTTTTTTGCAGTTGAAAGAAAAAATCAGGAACAAGTTGAAGTATTTCCAGTGACTTTTGATTCAGCAAATTATAGAAACCCACCACCTTCTATGCGAAACGGAAAGATTTCCATGCCCAATATGATTACGCAACTTGTCGAAGACAGAGCACGAAACAAGATGTTGGTTGAACTTGTCAAAAAGGCTTCAGCTGGGACGAGACAACTTCTCGTTTTGAGTGACCGTCGTCAACACTGTGAACTTCTTCATCAGTGTTTTCCCAAGACATCCGGTCTCTATATGGGTGGTATGAAAGAGGCTGCTCTCCAGGAGTCCTCGAAGAAGAAGATCATCTTTGCAACGTTCAGTCAAGCTCACGAAGGTCTCGATATTCCAACACTCGATACAGTTATCCTGGCGTCGCCAAAATCGGACATCACTCAAAGTATCGGTCGTATCATGAGAGAGACAAAGGGGAAGAAGAATGATCCACACATATATGATGTACATGATCCATGGTCGGTGTTTACGGCGATGTACTACAAGAGAATGAAAGTGTACCGTCAAGGTGGATTCAAAATTCATGGAAAGTTTGTGGAAGAAAAGAAGAGTGACTTCCCTCAGGGAAAGTGTCTGTTTTTATAATCTGAACAACTATTAAATGTCTGGTGCATTAATACAACTCGTCTCCAAGGGTGTTCAAGATGTTTATTTGATGAGTGATGAAGGACACTCGTTCTTCCGTACAAAGTTTACGAGGCATACAAACTTTTCTCAAGCACCAAAGTTTATCAAAACAATTTCCGTCGATGACACGTCGATCACCATCCCAGTTTTGGGGGATGTCATTAATGGACTTTGGTTTGAATCTGGCAGTAACAGTCGAGACAATATCGCATCGAATCTTTTTTACAACTCCACAATTGATCTCTTTATCGGCGGACAAAAGATTGATTCACAACACTTTGATTATTTCAGTGAGATTTGGCCAAATTATTTAGCGGATACATACAACAAATCACAGGAACTGAACAACAAAGCGTCTCTTTCTAACAAGTTTTTCGTCCCCCTTCACTTTTTTTTCTGTGACCATAAAGCATTTTTACCTTTGGTCGCGCTACAGAATCATCAGGTTGAGATACGAATTAATTTCGATGAAGCGAATACTGCAAACATCCCAGAGACTGAAAAACGAGCACATATGTATGGAAATTACGTCTTTCTCGATACAGAAGAGCGGGAGCGACTCGTGAAACGCTCGATGGACTTTGTCATTACACAAACACAGCGAATCGAGTTTCCACTCGATTCCATCACAGACAATGTGACCCAATCCGGTGGAAACAATACATTTGATATTTCTGCATTCAACCATCCAATCAAGTCTCTCTTCGTTGGGTTTGGGGCCAGTCAGATCAACCCGGCTCTCGATCGATTTTCGTTTAAAAATATGGACATGTACATCAACGGTACACCTCTTTTTGAAAATATGAGTCCGACGTATTTCCACACGATTCAAAACTATTACAAGTCGACGTATGGTAGGACATACTACAACCCCCCAACCCACTCACCGACATATACGAGATACTTTGCGTACCACTTTTGTGTGAACGCATCAGAATATAATCCTTCGGGGTCGTGTAACTTTAGCCGTCTCGATAACGCGAAGCTCGTACTCAGGGGTGTCGAAGCCGTGAATAGACCTCACGCCTATGTGTATGCCGTCAACTATAATGTACTCAGGATCAAGGATGGTTTAGCTGGAATTTTATTCGGTAATTAATGTATATGGCGACACAAGCGGAAGGCATTCTTGTCACGGCTGGCCAGATTTATGTGAATAGCCTTGATGCCGCACCCAGAGAGACTGATGTTATTTCGGGGGTTGCGAGTATCGACGCCGGTGAAATTACAGCAGATGAGATTACGGTTTCGAATCTTAATTTGTCCGGTGAGTTAGTGGCGACGGGTGATACTCGGTTCACGGGACTCACCACACTCAACCGCGTGACGGTGACACAGTTTGGTGTCGATGTACCATCTAGTCAACTCTTCAATAATTTTCAAGTTGGTGTCAACGACTTTTCAATCGACACGTCACGCCAAGATCTTGTTATCGTGAATGGTAATGTTTTGGCGACGAATGTATTCGTGTCGGACACACTCAAAACAAGTTCTGGTACATTTTTAATCGACCAAAACGCATCCAATGTTTTGAAAATTTCTGGAAATACATTTTCTTCCAATTTGAATGTCGGAACACAACTCATCGTAGGATCTGAAGTCACGGCCGGTACGGACTCTAACGTCGCAGTATTCAAAAATGGTAATGTTGTCGTACAGGATGGTTTCCTTAGGATTATCGGTGACGTAGACATCACCGGTAACCTGGCCATCACGGAGATTCCTGATTATACGAGTGTGAACAATCTCGTCGTTTCAAACGCTGTCATCCAGATGGGTACGGGAAATAACGGGACGTACGATACGGCGGTACTCATGGTGGATGAACCGGGCGCCTCCAACATCTTCCTCGGATACACACAAAATGATGATACGTTTAAATTATCCAGGACTTTTGGTGGACCCACGACTGCAAATTTTACACTGGATTCGTCAAACACAACAAACCTTCATATCCTCGGTGAGTTTTATACACAAAATAACGCGGGTATCGCGAACAGTGCGCCTATGCATACACTCGCGGTGGGTTCCAATCTGTACATCGATGATACGGCGGGTACATCCAACATTCTTCACGCGAATGGGTATGGGTTCTTTGAAGGTTTACGAGTCGGTGACAGTGGCCTCACGGTCGGTGACCTCATTACTATGGACGCCGACGCACCCATCCCTGTCATAGTAAACTCTGTCATACAAACCGACGGTCTCAGAACTACGGGTGCACTTCCCGCGGGTGTTGCAAACTCATCACCCACGGATACTCTGTCTATCGGTGATGTCGTATTCGTGAATGCCTTTAGTGGTAAT